CCCGACTACGCTGGCGTGCACTTCCTGCGCCCATTCCAGCAAGTTGAACTTGCAACCACGGGTGACGCTGAGAAGCGTTTGCTTTTGGCGGAATATGGCCTTGCTATCTATAACGAGAAAGCCCACGGTATTGCCGCTGACTTGCTCACGTCTTAATCGCAGCACTTAACGGGGGGCGGGGAAACCCGCCCTTTTTTACATGGAAAAACGGATCTTTGAACAAGACGAACTGTTAGGCATCACTCGCATTTGGCACTTTGACGAGGAAACCGATACAGCTGTCATCGAGACAATCCAGAATGTCCAGCCTATTGTCGAAAGCAATAAGTCCGAATTCAACCAGGTTGATGAACGCGCCAGGTGGGACGGTGAAGGGCATGGCGTTCGCGTGGCAAGCATTCCGATGAATCTGTTTATGGAGTTAGTCGGAAAGGGCATTACGCGTAACGAAAAAGATTTCAAGCAATGGCTCAATGACCCAGAAAACCGCCACTTTCGTACACGACCAGGGAGAGTTTGATGAGTGATAAAAGGATTATTTCGGTTTGCGTTCCAGCGCGTGATGAAGTCCATACGATGTTCACCTTTGACTTGGTGAACGCCATCAGTCATCACATAGGCACCACGGGAGAGATTGTTAACTTATTGATGAGCCAAGGCACATTGCTTTGCTCGCAGCGCACGGAATTGGTTATGAACGCCATTCACGCCAATGCCGATTACTTGCTATTCCTTGATAGCGATATGCGTTTTCCCGCGGATACGATTAGCCGATTGCTAGCGCACGGCGAATGCGTCGTGGCGGCCAACTGCGCAAGGCGCAGAATGCCAACGGGCCCAACGGCAGGTAACTATGACAGGGAAACGGGCCGCAAAGTATTGCGTTACTCAATGCCGGAGGACACGGGCCTTGAGCAAGTGGACATGGTGGGAACTGGCGTGATGCTTGTTGACATCAATGTTTTCAAAGTGCTTGATATGCCTTGGTTTGCGACCCCATGGGATGTGCAAGCCAAGGGTTACATGGGCGAAGATGTGTATTTCTGCAAGTTGTTGCGGGATAACGGCATTCCGTTGTATATTGATCATGACCTGTCCAAGCAAATTGGGCACATAGGAACCTTCGAGTATAAGCACGAGCATACTTGGGCACTCCGACCGATGGAAGATGAGCGCAGAAAAGCAGCGGGCGCTCCGGTCGAAACTCAAAAGGTGGCTTGATGGCACTCGACACATTCAGCGGACTAAAATCAAGCATTGCGGATTGGATTAACCGCGATGACTTAACGTCCGTCATTCCATCGTTCATTGTTTTGGCGGAAGCAACGTTTAACCGCACGATCCGCACACGCGATATGGTGCAGCGCGCAACCGCATCGCTTGATACGCAGTACACGGAACTGCCAGCCGATTTCCTGCAAATGATCAACATTCAGTTGAACACAGCAACGCCCATGAAGTTGTCATTTGTGAGCAACGAGCAAGCCGATGATCTGCGATCCACTTACTTTGCAGCCGCCAACGAACCTAAGTATTACTCGATTGTCGGTCAAACGTTTGAAGTGATCCCTTCGCCTGGTGGCGAGTACACGGTTGAAATGTCGTACTACAAAAAGATTTCGGCGCTTTCGGATAGCAACACAAGCAACTGGTTGCTTGCGAAATCGCCAGCCATGTATCTATATGGCGCACTGGTTCAAAGCGCACCTTACTTGCGCGATGATGACCGCATCACTACCTGGGGCACCTTATATAAGGAAGCCTTCAACGATCTAATGCTTGAAGAGCAAAGGTCAAACTTTAGCGGCACAACGCCGCGCATGAGAGCAAGGAGTTATTGATATGGCGGGTTCATTTTCAGATTACCTGGAAGATAAAGTGATGAAGCATGTGTTTACTAACACGGCTTACACATCACCATCTTCGCTTTACGTCGGTCTTTTTACCGTTGCACCAACGGATGCCGGTGGCGGCACGGAAGTATCGGGTAACGCTTACGCACGCACCGCAGTTACGTTTTCGGTAAGCGGTACGTCACCAACGTCGGCAAGCAACTCGGCTAACGTTGAATTCCCTACGGCAACGGGTTCATGGGGTACGGTTGTGGCGGCAGCTATTTTCGACGCTAGCACATCAGGCAATATGCTGTCATGGGCTGATCTCACAACGTCCAAAGCCGTTGGTAATGGTGACGTATTCCGCTTTGCAACAGGCAATCTGGCCGTTACGCTTTCGTAAGTAAATGGCGCTGAACTATGGTTCCGGTTTATACGGCAGTGGCAAATGGGGAACCGATGCCAGTGTTGATAACTATGGTTCAGCGGCTTATGGTGCTGGCAAGTATTCCGCGCCTGATCAGAATTACGTTGAAGGCAATGCAACTGCCGCTTCCACATCAACCATGGAGGCATCTGGCGATAAGACGCCAGGAAGCGGAAGCAATTACGGATTCGGCAATTACGGTTCGGGAAGCTACTCAGGAACGTCCGTCATTTATGTTGACGGGCAAGCAAACGCAGCATCCGAGTCCGCTGTTAGCGCAGTTGCAAGCATTCTGTTTAGCGTTAGCGCAACCGCGGCAAGCGATTCAAGCCAAACGGCTGATGCACAAGTTGACCGAAACGCGCAAGCCACATCAGCAAGCGAAAGCAATGCAAGCGCATTGGGTTCCATTGTTCAGGATGGCGCAGCAACCGCGGCAAGTGTTTCAACGGTTACGGCAACTGGCGAAGGCTTGGTGGATGGAGCTGCCACCGCTGCAAGTACAAGCGCAGTATCAGCAAACGGCGATAGATTCCTTGGCGGGATTGCCACTGCCGCATCAGAAAGTGCAGTCACAGCAAACGCGGAAACGTTCTCAAGCGGCCAGGCAACAGCCGCCGCGGAATCATCTGCAACGGCTCAAGCCGATGTTGACATTGGTAACTCAGCATTTGCCGAAGCCGAATCAAGCGTTACAGCTGATCCCACAACCACTTGGTGGGCACAAGCGACGGTTATCAGCACGACAAGCATGTCAGCTAATGGCGGTTTGAAATGGGAACCTGTTGCACCTGTTACCACCACTTGGACAAACATCACAGATCCGTCCAACACATGGACACCAATCAATTCACCATGGCGGGATGCCGCATAACGAGGTAAATCATGGCAGATACAACAACCAGTAACCTTTCACTTACCAAGCCTGAAGTTGGCGCGTCAACGGACACATGGGGTTACAAACTCAACACGAATATGGATACGCTTGATGCGTTGTTCGCATCAGCGGGTGGCGGCACAAGCGTTGGCTTGAACGTTGGCGCAGGTAAGGTACTAAACGTTGCAGGAAAACTCCAAACAAAACCAATCCTTGAGTCAGCAAACATTGCTGCAACCGCGGCAACCGGAACAGTTAACGTTGATCTTGCAACGCAAGCCGTTAACTATTACACATCAAACGCGTCAGCCAATTGGACATTCAATTTTCGGGGCGATGGTTCAACAACGCTGAATAATTTTATGACCACAGGTCAGGCATTGACGTGTGCGTTTCTCGTAACGAATGGCGCAACAGCATATTACCCAACAGCATTTCAGGTTGATAGCACAACGACAAACGTTAGCGTGAAGTGGCAAGGAGCATCAGCCCCATCATCCGGGAATACTACATCCATAGATGCTTATGCTTTTAGCATTGTAAAAACTGCTGCAAGCACTTATACAATTTTTGCCAGCCAAACAAGATTTGCATAGAGGTTTTTATGACAGCATTATCTACACTCGGAGCTGCATCAATTAAAACCTATGGTTTTTTGAAACAAGCAAGTATTCCAGGCGATGTTTTATTGGTTGGAGGCGGCGGTGGTGGCGGAAGAAATATTGGGGGTGGTGGTGGCGGCGGAGGTTTTAGAGAAAAAAGTTTGACTTTTGCGAGAGGTGCTACATATACCATATCCGTTGGTGCTTCTGGGGCTGGCGGCGCATATGCCGATGCTACAAGGGGTGGTAACGGAGGCAATTCTTCAATCTCTGGCGCGGGGTTGACCGCAGACCCAGGCTCCGCTGCTGCTAACACTGTTGTCGCTTATGGCGGTGGTGGTGGTGGTTCTTATGATGGTGCTGGAGGTGGTAATACCGGCTTAAGTGGGAATGATGGAGGCTCTGGCGGCGGTGGCGGCGCAGGGAATACAACTGCTGGCCCGAAAGGTAACGGCAACACACCAACAACATCACCATCTCAAGGAAGTGATGGTGGTGCAGGACGTGCAGGAACATCCCCTTGGGCCGGTGGTGGCGGTGGTGGCGCTGGAGGAACGGGCGGCACAGGAACGACAACGGCTGGCGCAGGTGGCGCAGCAAGCAGTAGCAGTTACTCTGGAACATCAACAACTTATTCCGCAGGTGGTGGAGGTGCGGCGAACGGTGCTGGAGGTGTTGGCGGTTCTGGAGTAAGTGGTGTTTCTGGAGCGGGTGCTATTACTAACAGTGCTACGG